GGGCACCAGTAGATACGCAAGTGGGCGGGATGTCGTTGACAAGCGACGGGCGTGAGCCTATCTTGGTCCTCATGGAGGCAATGATGAACACACTCGAGCAGAAGGTCCGGCAACACCGCTCAGCCGCCGAGCTGCGAGATGCACGCGTTCTGACGGGTCACCAGGCCGCGCCAGCATGCTTCACTTGTGGCCATGCAAGCACACACGTCACCGACCGAGTCACTCCAGCCGGCTATCGCGCGTACCAGTGCGACAAGCACGCTACGGTCACGCGGCCCCTGTTTGGGGCGGATCCGGGCTGGCAGTCGGTCTACGTCAAGCTCCCGGCTGGTGTCTCGGAGCAGGAGGTGGGAGGGTGATCTACATCCGCGGCGACGCTAACCCGTTCATTCTCACCGGTAAAAGCGACGAAGTCGGAACGAAGCTCTTCGGCTACTGGTCTGGCGAGTTTCCGCCAGGCAGTGAGCGCGCCAGTCACCAGACCGACCGCTCCCGCCTCGTGGCCGATGGCGCGGCCTCGGAAGTCGAGCAGGTCATCGCCGACCTGCCGATCACGAAGGGTCCCCGCTGATGGGGCTCGACGTCTACAGGAAGATTAGAAGGGCCGCGCTGGAGGGCCATGGCGTCCGCTTGAGCGCTCAGGACGTCCGAGAGGTAGGGGATACCGACCTCGTCGTCCTGGCGGCCCGTTTACGGGCGATTCAGGTGTGTATGGAGGGGAAGCCCAAACATCGGAAGGGTAGGAGCGGGGTGTGTGAGTGTGGGAGGTATTTAGGGTAGGAGGGGCTTCGGGCACTGGTACCTGAACGACGCTTGCGCCTTAACTGAATAGTACGCCACGCACCCGTGCTGCCTTGCTATCTTACCCATCTTTGCCAATTGCGACATCCACGCCGAGGATGATTTGATACTCAACCCCGTACGAGCCGCCACTTCGGCGGATGTCTCGGCGCCGCTGCTAACCGCTGACAGCACGCGGTCGATCTGGCGACCAACCAGAAACTGCGGCACCACGCACGGTCGCCTACTAATAGGCTTCCATGAAATTGAAACCGTTCGCCTGAGCGGCGCTATTATCCGTAACATCTGCTTTTCTTGGTAGGAATCATCGGCGAGCGACCAGCCTTTAAAGTTCGCGCCGCTGGCGCAACCGCTGAGACGTCTAAACATTGCCTCTATTTCCCGTCTAAGGTTTGGATGCCACCCTATATGTCGCTCTCGACCCACTGACGACCAATACTCATGAACGATCGCCGCACTGGCGTAGCCGCCCTGCGGGCCGCGCTCATTACGAGTCCCAACTGGTGGCACAAATCGCCGCCGCTCGACTGGCGGAGCTACGGGGTCGAATCGCCTGACCTCCGGGGCAATCGCGTCGATTGCCGCCATGTCCATCGCCACGCGTTGCTTCCGCTTGACGCGCCTCGGCTCGAACTTCCGATGTCTACGCTTAACGCCATTATGATGGCCAGCCAGTCGGCGTCGTCGTCGATCCCTAGATAGTCCCATAGCTAACCCGCCCTTACTCCTTCCTCAGAGGTGGGTTCTTGAGTGCCAGAGTTAAGGGGTAGTCACGTTGGAATTCGAAGTCCTCATCGCCGTACTCATCGAGCCAGTTCTCGTAGGCCGCGTCAAAGACTCGGAACTTGCCGTCCGGTACCTCTTCGAAGAACCATCCGCGCTTGTTGCCGCCACCGAGACGTAGGATAGCTCCCCATTCGAGAGTTGGGTCCGCTCGACGGTAGCCACATACCTGGGCGCGGTGTGACTTGTAGATGCCCTTCGTATTCTTCTCGTCGATCACGCCGATCTTCCCGTCCGTGAGGCGCCGCGCCCGAAGGTCGAGCCGCCCCGCGAATCGGTTCTGCTTGTCCCACAGCAGTTCGTCCCATCCGAGGATTTCATAGCCGCTCGGCAGGATTCTCCGCTTCTGCGCGTCGTGCGTCTTGCCAGTGATGGCGCACTCGTGCCAGTCGGCGAACGCCATCAGGTTCTCGATCTCGTCAGCGCGCAATGCCTCCATCTGATCCGTGTTCGGGTTGCGGAAGAGGGTCCTTTCGCAGTCGATCTCCTCACCGTTGAGCAGCATGCCCGAGCCATCGTGAATCTTCGTGCCGCGGTCGCCACGAAGCCGCATGTAGGCGTCGGCCGCGTCGGTCCCGAGCTTTTCGCGGTACTCCGTCAAGTACTTGTCGGGCGGCACCTGCGAGCAGATGAAGGTGATCGACGGGACCCACACATACTTCGGCACACCCGTTAGCGGATCGGGCAGCTCGCGCCCGTAAAAGCGTTCGTCGTCGGTGGTGATGCAGAGCGTCCCGTTTTCGCGATCGGCGACGCGGCGGATCTCTTTGCGCATCAGCGTAACCGGTCCATCGCCTCGTTGGTCGCGGCCAGCGCCTCGCCCGTCACCTTTTGCAGGGCCATCACCGCCTCGCGGCCACCGATCGCCTGTGCCAGCGACACTTCGACCGCCGCCAACGCGATCATCTCCGATGCCGACAGCGAGAAACCACCGGCCGATTTTAGCAACTTCTCGGCCTTTAACACATGCTCTTCGAATTTCATCAGTTCACCAGCTCCTCTCTCCGCATCAACGGAGTAACGTCGTTGTCTTTGTCCTTCGGTTCTTTGGGTTCGGGGTGGAAGCAGTGAGAACAGCATCGCCTTCCAGTTCCGGAGAAGATTTCACAGCCCATGAGGCTCATGCCGCAGTTGTCGCAGAGGCGGGGATCGCCGCTCACTTGCCTGGCTTCCGCTTATCCATCGCAGCCAGCACGCAGACGTTGACGCCGATGTCGGGGCAGTTCACTACGACCTCGCGATCGTTCGCCTTCACTGCGCCGGTTGACCATTCCTGAATGTCGGCCTTGCGCAGCTTCCGGTTGTTCAGGACAACCCGCGCCTCATTCAGAACTGCCCGCTCTAACGTTGCGAAACTCATGTGCGTCTCTCCTGTTCCTTCGGTTGTGGATACTTCCCTCTCGGGTGATTGCGACACGGTGCAGCACGGCCATCCGGTCGAGTCTCGATTGCATTTGTGCAGCGGAGTCCCGCAGTTATCGCACGGTCGCGGATCGTCTCTGCGAGCCTGATCCGCAAGCTCACGTGGCACGGCGCAATCGTCGCACAGCGATATAGCGATCTTGCCACCCATGCGGAACTCGGTATGCGTTGCTGGCTTCGCGCGGCACACAGCGCACAGCCCGAAGTCGATGTAACAAGTTACCCCGAGACTCATCGCTTCAGCTCCTGTTCTCGTTGGTACTCAGCGTAATACCCGGCCGCGATCTGATGCCGGTCGATGTCGTAATCAGCGTCGAAGCGATCCATGTTCGCCTCTTGCTCGCGATGGCAATGCCTGCATCCCGGGAAGCAACTGCTATCGTCCGCCTTGATCGCCGTCCCGAGCTTGCGCCCGTGCATCGGGTCTGACTTGAACTGTCGGCCGATCCTCTCCGGACTCCAGCAGACATGCAGCAGGCCGGTGCGCTTGTTCGTCCGACCCTCGATGCAGCACGGCTTGTCGTACAACCATGCCCGATACTTCTCGTCACGGATCGGGTGGACCTTCTTCTGCTCCAGCTCAGCCGTGTTGATCTGTTCATCGCGAGGCGTCTCGATCGCTAGAGGTGCGGATCGTTTGTACTCCTGAAGTGGAGTCAATGGCTTCTTATCTTTGCGGAATCCAGAGCGGCGAAGGCTCATCAGTCCTTCCGCCACAGAAATGGCCAGCCGAGGTTACCGATGCCGAAGCCGAGTAGAGCCGCCGCATTCAGCGCGTCACGCATGTACAGGCATAACAGACCTGTCGCAATCATCAGAGCGAGGCACGCCTTGAACAAGCGGCACACTCGGCACTTTGTCCGTTCTGGAGAAGAAGAGGGATTGAGAGGGTCGGGAGGTGTCGTCATAGCAGGCAGTCTGCCTTTTGCCCGATCAGATCATCGGAGCTATCCAGAACGGCACCAGGCGGGTCGATCACGATTCGCGGCCGGACGTGCCCGTCGCTGAACGTATAACCGGAGCGATAACCTTCCTTGCCCGTCATGGCTTTCGTTGCGAGGTGATACCGCACGCGATGACCGTCGCTCTCGTCGCCGTCGATCGCGGTGACGACATAGTAGAACTGATACGTACAGCAGGCGCCGTAGCAGTTGCCGTGCTTCGGGTTGCGCTTCGTGGAGACACTGCCCGGCACCGGCACGCCGTCCCTCGCCACCTGTGGATTCGCGATCCATGAAACATCGCCATCGAACCATCCGAATCCGGCGCGATTGCCGACAACGATATCCCCCACTTTGACGATTGCTCGCTCTCGGCCGCGCCCCTCGCAAGCAACAGCAGTCGCCTCATCTCCGAACTCGTGGCCGCAGATATCGCACACGTACGTCGTCACCACCTTCATTAGCTCCTCCTCCAGTTACCGGACGGCAACCGCTCAGCCAATCCGTCACGTTCAAGTCTCTCCAGAATCTTCGACGCCGCTCCGGTGTAGACGAGCTGCCAGCCTTCGACATCTTCCGGAGTTACGTCGTCACCGCGGAACCCGCGCGCCACGTACCGGCCCATCTGCTTCTCGATCTGTTCGACCGGCATGCCGTCGCGCGCCCACACGCCTTCTGCCGCATCTTTCAGGATCAGGACTACCAGCCGTTCGCTCGGGTTCAGGTGAGCCGCTGGTGTTGCTCGCCAGCAGGCCATGGAGGTGACGTTGCTCACCACCGCCGCCAAGCGCGGACCGCATCAGTGCACCACCAGCTTACGACGACGATCACGAATGCGAAGGTCATGAACCAGCACGCCGCGACAGCCAGCGCGGCAGGCGTGAACGTGTACGGAAAGTTGATCGCTATGTCCACGATGAACGCTGCAAGCGCGAACGCCAAGCCGATGGCGACGAAGCCACCGATGCCGAACAGCAGGGCCGCATAGACTGGCTTCATCTCTTCTCTCCTTCGCACACACTTCGTTGTCCTCGGTCACCAGCCATCGAACAGGTTCGTTGTTCTCGGGATCGCCAACACGGCAGGTCCGGCATTCGTATTCGATCGTCCTACGCCTCACGTTAGCTCCAGAATGTCGCGAATGCGGTCCATGTCGCCGGACTGACCCGTGCCGGTCGTATCGACAAAGCGATGCGCCGAAGCGTGCGCGCTGATTGCCGTGATGATCTCGCGCAACCTCACAAGATCGCCGATCATGTCCCTGATCTCAACGAGGTTCGCCTTCAGGACATGCGGAGTCACGCGGCTCGGCTCGCACTCGATGCTATTCAGGAAGGCGATCATCAATTCAGGCGTCACGGCTCCACCCCTGTCCATGTCCGCTCGCCTCCCTTCGTGCAGCTGCGAGTGCCACAAGCGCATCCGTAGCGCAGCGGCGAAGCGCGGCGCACGTACGCGGTGGGGAGGTAGGCGTGGAGGTACGTGGTCATCAGAACTCGCACTCCTCGCACGTCGGGTTGCGGTGCTTGATGCAGCGGCCAAACGTCGGCGGCGCGGGTTGCTCCTCATGCTCGCGCACCTTTTCACTCCTGACTAGTTCCAGTTCGAAGCCGTAGTGGTGAAGGAAGTCCTCGGCGAAAAGGAGGCGCAGGTCCGTCATTTCTTCCGCCGTCAACGCGAGCGGCGGGCTAAACATCGCGTCGTGGAGCGCTTCCACGAGTTGTTTGTCTGCGCTCGAAGCCAACGCCATCAACACGCTCGACTCGTTAACCTTGACCGCCATCCGCGCCATGGCCTTGGCCTTCTTCTCGGCCCTCTTCTTCACGGACTCCAGTACTTCGAAGTAGCCCTTGGTGTGGATCAACGTCACGGTTGCACCGCCTTCATCACGTCATGAATGCTGGCCGTCGTCAGGAGGGCGACGTTGGAGGACCACGGCTGAAAGATCAGCGAGTCGCCGCCCATGAGCGTCAACGCGCCGTCGTGCGAGGCGTCGAAGTACATCGAAACGAAGTCGCACTTACTTTGGCCGACGCGAAAGCGCACGCGGGAAAGGTCCGGTAGCGCGAGGCCGGTCGTGAAGCGTGAGTGGCTCGGCTCGATCGTGATGCGCGTCGGCTCAGGTTCGCCGCCCTGAAGAGTGACAAGATCACGCCCCAGCACGCGAACATCGGCGCGCAGCTCGCGCAAAAGGTCTCGCGCCCATCGAGGCAGCCTTGCTTCACGTTCGTCGGCTCCCTTGGTGTGGAGGAGGGTCATGACGCCACCCGGATTTCGGCGAGAATATCGGCTAGGTGGGCCAGCGGGTTATAAACCTTGCACCGCTGTACGCGCCAGCCGTCGCTCGTAATGTGACGCTCTCCGCCGATCGTCAGCACGAGTGCGTACGACTCCGCGATACCATCGTCGTAAGCGGTTAGGTCCGCGTCGCCTTCGCTGTTGTTCGCCACTGGCCACCAGCCGCGCGCCGCGTACTGGCCATGCACGGGACATTCAGCCGGCTGGTTGCCACTGTCGCACCCGATACATCCCGTCCCCCGCTTCGTCGCCATGTCCGCTCCCTCCATGGCTCAACATCATAGGTCGGAGAACGGCGAAGCGCAACTACTTTTCGCATGCCGATACGAAAGTCATAATGTAGCTTGACAAATTCACGATCAGGTCTCAATGTATGGAGACATGACGGAGCAAGCCATCACGAAACTCAAGCCGCCACCGATGCGCCCGCGATCCGTGCGTCTCGCTCGCTCTACCGAAAGCTACCTCGCCCAGCACGTGCTGGCCGGCGAGCAGGCGTACTTCATCAGGACGGCGGTCGAAGAGAAGATCCAGCGCATCGAGGATGAGCGGTTTCAGGCCATGTCGTTGCGGAAGAAGAGGAGCCGGAAGTGAAGAGACGAATCAAGCCGTACACGCACGGCGACTGCCTCAATGCGCAACGTTACCTCGCAACGATCGAGGCGCTGGAGTCGAAGCTGCGAGAGGCGGAGCATTGGCAACGCGAGCACGACTCGGCGATTGATGCCGTAGTGCAAGCGTGCCTTGACAGTCGCGGCTATCCGCCAGACCGACAGGCCGCATACCTGCGCGATCAACTCCTCAGCCAGTTCGATCCGCTGATGATGGTCACGCAACGCCTTCGCGAGTCTGCTGCACTTCAATCCGCGCAGAAGGAGCCCGCCAAATGAGCTGGTTCATCATGAAGCGCAACGCCATCAACGGACGCCTCTTCCCGCTTACCGAGCACGTGACCGGTCGCAGCGAGATGGTGAGGGAGTTTCCGACCGAAGAGGCAGCCGACGAGTACATGGAGCGCGAGTGGCAGTACGACGAGTGGAAGGCGTACGAGTTTCCATAGAGGAGAAATCGATGTACTTGACATGCCCGAAATGCGGTCAGCACACGCAAGGGCTGCTTACCTGCCAGCGTTGTGGTGAGGAAGGTGGCAGCGACTGCTGCAACAACGGCGGACGCGGCGTCATCTGCGTGCAGTGCGAAGAGTCCGAAGGTGGTGACGAACGACGACTAAGGCAAGGCATTACGTCGAAATCTACTGCATTCGCGGTGGTGAGTTGCTCAAGACGGGGCGAGGCGCGGCAGGCAAGACCATGGTCGAGACGCGTCGCCTCTTCCGACAAGCCAAACAGTTCGCCGTCCCGAAAGAAGCAAGCACTTTCCTCGTTGATTTTCACGACGCGAAGGGCGATCTGATCGTTATGATCGACGGTCGCGGCTACCGTGCGCTGACTGGCGAGAAGCCGCTGACACTCGCTGAAGCGCGGCGCACAGACTCGGCGTACTGGGCGAAGGCGAGAGAGGTACGCGGATGGACGAAATGACGCGCCGCACCGCCATCCCGCTCGCCGCCCTCATTAGTTTCGTCTTCCTGCTCGTCGGCGTGGTGTTCTCGTTGGCGATCTATGTCGCCGTCATGAAGGCCTTACCTCCACGTCCGGCCGAGACACGCCAGCACGGACCGTCAACGGGTAACGATGGCCCTGCGACGGCCACTGATGAATCTGTGAAAGTCGCTGGCGTGTCTCGGCGAGATGTGGAACCTCGCGGGTTGAATCGAGCCGATCAGGATCACAACCTAACGCGCGGCGCTCGTGAACCGTTGCGGGTCGGCCCGATTGAACCTGCGAAGAAGGACGGGGAGCTGCGATACAGGCCTGTGCGCACGGGGGGCGACTACCCAACGGGTAAACCGTGGTTGAAAGTCACGCCGGACACAGCGGGGCAGCCACGAGCGGACGAGGCAAGCCGCTCACTTCGAAATAAAGACGTGGTCCTGTCGACGGGATCACTAGGCGGCAAGGGCGGCGGGCTGGCGCGTAGTAGCGGAACGGCTCATGACCTAATCCGCAAGGCTGTGGTTCAACTCCACACCGCTGAACCCTTGCTGCTGTTATCGAAAAGAATCGCGTCATGGCAATCGAACGATGCCCCGCCTGTGACCACCCAAAACACGCCGAGCGTTGCCGCGACCGAACGCAAGTCCTCGGTAAACCCGGCGACTTCCGAGACGGCTTCGACGGCACAGTCGAATGCGGATGCGACGATAACGACGACGGCCGCGACTGAGCAGGTCTGCCTCGTCGCCAACCTTACGCCGCCTGTCACCTCGGACACGTCCGCCGACATCTGGCCAACGAGTGCACCGTCAAAGCGCAAGACGATCCAATACATCGGCGGTCGCGCAACATGGAACGGCTACGCTCCATACGACGCATCGAGCGTGTACCAGTTCGAAGCAATCTCACATCCGTCCGAGAAGCGCGTGACGTGGAGCGTGACGTGTTCGGCGAAAGGAGTCAGTAGTGCCGCGATCGAGGACAACGCCAGCAAGGCGATTCAACAACGCAGTCCGCGAGTTGTACGTAGCGATGCCGAATCAGCTACCGGACGACGAAATCCAGCTACGCTGGCTACAGAAGATGGTGACCAAGGTGACTCAAGAATGGGACGCGATCGTACTCGCGTTCGCGGAACGGGAGTATCGAGCACCGAAACCGCCCAGCAAGCGCAAGAAGTCAGCGACGGAGGCGGCACCCGATGGCCAGTGATACCGCCGTTCATGCCGATGATTGCGCACGATGCGGTCATGCCGTCGCAGCCCATTGTGATAACGGCTGCCGCGCCAGCATCGTCAAAGGGACAGGCATCACCGCTTACCGTCTCCGCTGCCCATGCCGGCACACAGGCGACACAGCCCCAACCGAGCGCGTACCGTAACTGCGCCGCCTACAACTCCCAACCCTTAAACGCTGCCTGGATCGCCGCAGCGGAGAAGGCGGGCCAGTGGGCGACGAACATCTGCAAGTCGTACGACTCGCGGGCCTGCATCACGTACGGCGCCTACCTGAACGACTGTGCCGGCGGGGATATCGTCATGCGCTGGTACAACAACGGGCGCCCGGATGACGTAGACGTACCGCGGTGGCTGTGCGAGCAGAAGTACGACTCCCCGCTGCACTGGAAAGCCTACCCGGTCGACACCATCACCCCGAAGCCGTTCTTCTACACCTTCGACGGCAACCGCATCGAGGTGCCGTACGTCGGCGTGCAGGTCAGGCGCAACGGAGAGCACTACATCGCGCAGTTAGCACTCGGCTCGATGGGCGGCGTGGTGCCGGTCTGGAATGGGTTGCCGCCTGTTGATCCGGGGTGCCTCGTTCCGGGCGCGGCGTGCCGGTTGTGGTTCAAGGCGCCGTGCATGGTTGAAGGAGGACCGGTAGTTGTGGAGCAGTGGATTCCGGCAGAGGCGGGACGGGTTCGGCCGAGCGGGAGTTCGGAGTGAATACCGCAGACCGCAAGAAGTACAACGCCGTTGTCAGCGAACGTGACGCGCTAGCCGAGAAACTGAACGGCGCCATCGAGTGGGTGGTCCTAACGTGCATGCAAAGCCGCGGCTTCGAACCGTCCAAGCAGGCGGCGTTTCTGCGCGACTGCTTAATCACGCAATTCGATCCGCACTTGATCGTGACGCAGCGGCTTCGCGAGCAAATCGAGCGTCCGCGTGCGGCGTCGAGAGGTGAGGAATGATCGAGGTTCGCCGCCTGCCGCACGACGCCGAACTTGCGCTGTCGAACGCCCTCGCGCACCTGAGCGAAGCGGCGACGGTTCTCAAGCAGTACATGCCAGACGACGGAGACGGCGAGGACGATCCGGCCTACCCGTGGCGCCACAACATCCGCAAGCTGAAGATGGCGCGCGGGATCATCAGCAACGTACGGCATGACGTCGTGAACGACAAGGCATTCGCGACTCTCCAGCCGGAGCGTGCGCGGATGACGAAGGAGTAGAGGATGGGCAAGGTGACGAATAGCGCCGTGCTGCCGTGCGGAATGTGCGGCGCCCCGGCCGTTTGCCTCTCGGTCGATAACGAGCCGCCAGCGCGAGCAGTATTCGCGTGCGGAGATTGCTGCGGGTGTGGCGGTTGCGCCAACGCTCACGACGCAGAAAACCCGTATTGTGAGGCTGAAACAGGCGGGTGCTGGCGGCTGGCCGCGATCCCGGAGTACGTCAACCAGTTACGTGACGACCTGAATGCGCTAGACGAAACGACCGCGAGTCGGATCAATGAACTGCAACAGCAACTAGCAGAAGTGCGCGAAGCTACCAAGCGTGACGCCCGCTTCGCGGAGAGGGCGCGCGTACTCGTGAACGCTCACCTTACCGCGTGCCTCGACCTCAACTCCTGTGGGCAATTCGCTGCCCAGTTGAACGACGAGCACGTCGAAATCTACAACGCCCCGTGCCGCCCGATGAAAGGATAGGAACGATGATGAATAAGCCGCGGATCAGGGTTGTGAGGGCGGACGCCTGCGGGCGCCATTTCACAGTGCCGGGTAGTACGTTGGCGCACCAGTGCCAAGCGCATACCGAGGAGAACGGCTGGTGTTGGTGTCCGTGCGGCGCCATGGCGCAGAGCCAGCCCAAGGCGCGCGTAGATGATCCGTCAAGTCTACCGCGGGCCGCACCGTGACCGCCTGTTTGATGACCACCGACGAAGCCTTCGCAAACTGGAGGAGATGAGACATGGAAGCAATCCCGATGATTCTGTGGTGTCCTGAGTGCATGGAGCGGCACATCGATACTGGCGACTTCGCTACGAAGCTGCATCACACGCACGCGTGCCAGAACTGCGGCTTCGTCTGGCGCCCGGCGATCGTCGCAACGGTCGGCGTGCGATTCCTGCCGGGCTGCAAGAACGGGGAGCCGTGATGCTGGCCGACTGCCCTGATTGTGGCCGCGTGGAGCTGCACCGGAACCGTTGCCCAGTCTGCGGCGGTGACTCGTGGCAACGCGCTGGCGGTGTCGCAAAGCAGTTCGTGCATCACTTGCCGTGGTTGAAGCGCATGCGGCTTGTTGCACCGATGAACAAGCTGAATGGGGCCGTGCATCGGTACTTCGGCAAACGTGCGGGAGGACGGTGATGCCGTGGTTCGAATGCGATGGTTTGGTGGAACACGGCGTGTGGTGGTTCCGTATCTTCGGCCGAGGGCTCTGCCTGCATGCGCCGTGGGCGCTCGAATTGTTCAGCGAAAGGAACGGGTATCGACGCGTCGTCCGCGTCAAGCGATGGCGGATCACTTACTTACCTTCGCCTCCCCGCGGCGTTGTCGATGGTGGCGAAACTGGATGAGGTGCTGAATGGCTGACGTCACGCACGCGTCCGCGCACCGGTTCTCCTCGCTCCATTCGTCCCGCTTGTGCTCCCGCGTATCTCGACGGCATGACCGACGATCAGCCACCAGAGCATCGAGAGCGGCGTCACTTCTTGCCGCCGTCCTTCAGCTTGTACAGCACGTCGTGAGCCTTGCTGATGTCGGTCACCGCGTAGGACCACGCTTCGATCTTCTCGAGGATTGCGTCCTTCAGCTCGCACTGTTCATCGAGAACCTTCTGGTACACCCGTTTCTGCTCGTCGGTGAGATTGGCCGTCCCGATCGTCTCGATCACCTTGTCAAGGTTCACGGCGGTGAACACGAGGAAGTCCGACACGCCTTTGAGGTGGCCGGTATCGATGATGCATTTGGTGCAGCCTTCGTCTGGCATGACTATGGTCCTTTCTTTGCTGCCCCTTCAAGTGTGCTCAGTCGTCCCGAGAGATTGAAATGATAGTCCGTTTCCCGGTTATTGATCGTGGCGAGGCTGTCGGATACCTTCTCATTCTTTCGTTCTTGATCTCTCCGAAACTCTTCCAGCTTGTCGATCCGGACATCCTGCTTTCCGCTATCGCGAGAGAGCGTGGCGAGCGTCGCGCTGATCGTCGATATCTGCGTCGCGATGTAGCCGAATAGCGCCAGCACGATCGTCAACAGCACGGATGCAGCAGAGAGGTAGAAGCGCGGGTCCTGCCACGCTGTCGGCGCTGGCGCGCGCCGCTCTTCACGTTCTTCGTCGGCCAACGTCAGCTCCTTCGTTACGAGATACGGTCGCACTGGATGCGCCTCACTTCTTCTCCTTGCTCGTGTTCTCAAATCGCGGCGCAAACGTTTTCGGGTCATAGTAAAGCCGGTCGTAGATCTCGAACGGGCGTCCGATGTACTTCTCCATCCGAATCGCCTTCTCATCACCGCCGCTACTGATGACCGGGGCGAGATCCCAAATGTCATAGATCGAGATATATGGACCGCGTGCGTCTTTGCTGCGCATGACCGTGTACTCGCGCATGACCATGTCGGCGTCGAAGTGCAGCCGGCCACCTTCGCTTCCGTCGATTTCCGCGATGAGGGCTCTGATTTTCGGCGCGTCGGTCTGCCCGCTGTCGTCTTCGTCAAGGAACGAGCGCCAGAAGTTGTTAATGCGGTAGTAATACGGTTCGGCGCCGTCCTTTTTAATGCCAGGCGTATATGGTGATACGCTGAATGTACCGTGCTGCTGCGGCAAGCCGAGGTAGAGACGCCACGCGTCGTTGACCTTCGGATCACGCTCATCGCCAACATCCTCGCCCTTCAGGCGGCGTCGCGCCTTCTCAATCTCACGCTTGACGAAGTTCGCGTCATCGTATTCTTCGGTTGGGTCGAAAGCCTTGAACAGCTTCTCGCTCATACCGCTGCGGTATGCGGCACGCTGCTCGGCCGTAATGCCGTCACGATCCATCTCCGCTTGCGCCTTGGCGATCGCGGGAGACGGTGCGCTAGTGGCTGCTGGTTTGGTGGCTTGCGGTCGCTCCGCCGCGTTCGCTGAGGCGCCGAACAGCATATCCGAAAGCGTGTCGCCTCCGGTCATGCCTTCTTGCGCAGTACCAGCTTGCCGCCCGGTTGGAGCTTGCCCGCCTTGCGCATTGCCCGGAGCCACCCCAGTATCGGCGTGTTGTAGATTGGTGTTCGGGATGGCGTTGACGAAGGAACTGACGACGTGGTGGGGGACTCGGATTTCCGTTCCATCGGGGTTGACATAGACCGCCTCCTGAGCGTGGAGTAACTGGCGCGCGACCATCGGATTCCCATTCGCCTTGGCGAAGGCGTCATCTACCGCCGCATGGATCGCCGGATCGTGGCCGTACTCATCGTCCAGCCCTTGTCCGCCGACGAAACCAGCGCTCAGCGCGAGCGCCCGTTGAATGTCGCCGGCCCGCAGGGCGCTCGCGAAGGCGCTCTTCGTCGATGGCGTCGTACTCTTGAACAATGGACTGTCGTACACGGCCTTCCCGATCTCTGCCACCGTTACAGCCTTCCCGACGCCCGGGATGAGGTGCGCTAGCTTGCGCCACAGGAACCCGGTCGGGCTGGTGGCCGTTGGCGTTGGTGCTTTCGGTGGCGTCGCATCTACGAGCGGGTCACCGCTCGCGGTGTACAAGAGCGGCTTATCGGCGCTGCCCACCGGTCGTTCGATCAGCGTCGGCCTTGGCGGGGGCGCTTCGAGCGGCGCCGTCTTCGGCAGGAACTTGGCAGCTAGGCCGGCAGCAGCCGCAGCAACGGGGATCGCCGCCTCGCCGTACATATCCGCCCGGCTCTGATTCGATTCGCCCCTATGGTACGATTCCGCCGCAATTCCTGGGTAGTCCGGAACCCCGGCAACTGACGCCACGTTGCTGGCGACGTCGCGCACCGTGTGGTGCTCTGGAAGCGTCCGAGCGGCTTGGGCGAGGTGGAGCATTTGCGGCCCGGCACCTGGCAATATCGCGTTGGCGACTGTGTCAGGAACAGAGGACTTCGCAAACCGCCCCATGCCGCCGATGAACCCGCCGTTGACTTCCTTCGGATCTTCAAATTCGATCTGCGCCGGAGTTGTCAGTCCGCGCCCGGCTGTCACGTCATCAGGCGTCAGCCCGCGAGACGCGAGACGCTTCCGCGCCTGATCGGCGACGCCCAGCGGCGGATCGAGCGTGTAGCCGTGCGGCAACGCCACGTTGCCCATCGGCTCCTCATCCATGACGTACCCGACCGGAACGCCCATCCTATTGCACCCTCTGGCCAGTCTGGACGTCGTACCACGTGTTGCCGTCGTCGCTGCCGATCTTGTGACCGTTCGGACCCGTGGCCGTCATTCCGAACGTGCGCGACGGCGGCGGGGCGCCTGCCGCGCCTCCGCTCGGCGCCTGACCCTTGCCGAGAATGTCGAACGTGGTGGTATCGAGCCCCATCGCCCGCATGCGCTCTTTGTTCTGCGGCGTGATCTTGTCGTCGTAGAACGATCGGCCCGTGCGTTCGTACGTCGATGCGAGCGGCTGGTATCGGGCGCCGAGCATGTGTGCGAGGTGCTGTAGTTCGCCGCGCCGTTGGGAGTCGCTATGGCTCTCATTGGCCGTAGCCTTCCAAGCTTCCATCTCGCCCTCGGAGCCGACGCCACCGGTGTACAGTTTATTGAACTCGCCGCTCATGCCCTGCACGGCTTGTCGGTAGTCCAGGAGAGGTTGCCCGCCACCTGATGCCACCTTCGCTTTATTCTTGATCGAGTTGGCGAACGTGTTCAGCAGTGGGATCGAGTCAAAGTTATCAATCTTCCCCGACGCAACCCACCCGTCATACACATGGCCGATAGCGGTGTTCAGCGCGTCAACGTTGTCCTTATCTTTTCCGAAGTTGTAGCGCTTCTTGATGCCGAACTGCTCGGCGTAATCGCCGACGTTGAACTTCGGGTCGTACTGCATGACGCGACCGAGGATTTCGTTCACCGCGGCTTCGCCACCCTTGCGGCGCATCAGCCCCGTCAAGATCGCCGGGTCAGCGTCTCGACTGACAAGTAGGCGCACGAGCGGCTTCTCTTTCGAGATGTCACCGCCAATACCGATGTCAGGCATTCCGCCGCTGGTCGCGGCAGCGGCATCCCTCTGCGCCTTGATCACCATGGCCTGCCGCTGCGTCTCACCCCTCTGTCGCATGCCCTCTGTCGTGATTGACGTCTGGCTCGTTTGGTTCTGACCGGCGTCCGTCATTGCGCCGAGTGTTCTAGCGCGAGTATCCAAGACGACGTTGCCGCTCGGCCGAGGCGTCGGTTTCGCGAGGTCTGGTCCCGGCAAAGCGTTCGTCCCCATCAGGCTGCCGGTATCTTTCGCCTGCTGCTCGACGAAGCCCTCTTTCGGCATCCAGTCTTTCGTTGCGAGCTTAGTGGTGAAATTCACCGCGTTAGGATCAGTCCCACCGGCAGCGGCGATACCAGTCTGCGTGCGAGAGAATCTCCCGACGTTGCCCGACGCCTCCTCTGCTGGCGTCGCGTTGCGCTCTTGAGCTGCTGCCGTCAGATACGGCATTAGCTCGGGATTCTGTTTTGTGTACTGATAAAGGATCTTAGCGGCACCAACTGTGTCGTCAGCTGCGTACAGTGGCTTAAAGTGCAGTTCGATGAACTGGTCCGCTTGCGCCTTCTTCTGCTGATCCGACAGTGTGTCTTGACCCAGTTTCAGGTTGCCAGCTCGCGCCGCGTCGTTCGACGCCAATTCCTTACCTTGCAAGTCGAGCTGACCGCGCTGGAGGTCGAGCTGGCTATTTCGAAACTTCTCGTCGCGCGCCTGCTGTTGCGCCTTCTCGAACTGCTGCACGGCATCCGACAGCAGTTCGTAAGTGCTCGGCCCTTGGCGTTGGAGCTGGATCAATTCAGTCATGGCGCCTTACCTCATGGGGTGGTGACGGTCAGCCCCGGAGGGAGCTGCTTCAGGATGTCGTCGAGCGATCCAGCGCCACCAGCCGCCAAGGTCAGAATTCCGAGGATGAAGTTCCCCATGTTGTTCTCTCTTGCTACGTTCAATTGATCAAGGCCGAGCTGATGCTGGAGTCGTGCGTTTTCAGAGGCGACTCTGGCTGACGCACCGGCAGCGGCATTCGCGGCAGCAGCGTGAAGCTTCGCCGCGTCGATGGATGCCGCCGCATCGATTTGCTTGCCCTGCAATCCGCTGTCGGCCTGATACTTCTCCCACACCGCTTGTGCGTCAATGCCGTACTTCTTCAGCGTGTTGTCGTTCGTGTTGAGCCAGCGCTGAAGGTCCGCGTTTGTTTTAATGCTGTCGCGCTGTAGAGAGTCGTTCATCTCGGCGATGAACTGCTGCATACCGGCGCTCGTTGAGAGCTTCGCCAACTCTGTGTTCTGCTCCATCTGCGCGAGGCTTTGCTTCGACGTGTAGTCAGCGAGGATGCCGGACTGCTTCTCACCGAGGTCCGCGAGCGCGGTGCCCTTCGTTTCGCCGAACCCGCCCGAGTGAATCGCCCCAGTTGCCGCCGCGTCGGCATTCAAGTCGCCGATAAGGTTCTGCCGTTGGCGCGCAAACATGGGATTAAGCAAGCCCTCGATGTCGGGTTGATGGTTCTGGTACTGCGTCCGATACAGGTCGATCAGCGACTGGATCTCAGCCGCGGGGACTTGGTTCGTCGTCGCTGGCGGTGGGGCCGTGGACGTCGGTGGTGGCGTGGTTGCAGGTGGCGTCGTTGTCGAGCCGGTTGCGGCAGGCGGAGGCGTGGCCGATAGAGGCGGCGTGCTCGATGTTGGTGGTGGCGGTTGCACAGCAGGAGGTGGCGTCGCACCTGTTGGCGCTGGCGCGTTCTGCGGAGTCGCGGCGGGTTGCGCTGGAGGTGGCGTTCCGGACAGCACGCCTCCGCCCGATCCGCCGCTGTTCGTGAACGTCATCCCCGGAGGCGGCTCGCCTGGAGCTGCTGTTGGCGTCGCGTTTCGCGGGACCGCGTTACCGTTCGCGTCCTTCTTGTAGAAGTACGTATCAAAGCCGCGCCGCTGGAACTGCGGGTTCGGGCGCGCCTGATACTCCTTCTGGTGAGCGATCCAATCCACGATGTCCGTGTCCCAATTGCCGGTCGAGAGTGCCCAGTCCTGATACTCCTTCACCATGGCGGGGACTGCTGCAACCCATCCATAGGCGGGGTCACTGAGCCCGTATTGGAATGCGAGCCCTTCGATCGCCGGGTCAACCGACTCGTACGGGCCGACTGTCGTCAGGCTGAAGCCGCCCGATCCGCCGCTTGGCGTCACGCCGACGTTGGGGGGCGCCGTGCTCGCCGGGGGCGGGGTTGCCCTGGTGCGATTCGTCTGCGCGGTGAGTGAATTCGGGGACGATGCCGTATACAGCGCAGACGTCAGCGGAGCATTCGGGTCAGCCGGCACTGTTGGCGTCGTCTGAACCGGCTGTGGCGGTGGCGCCACTAATGTCGGTGGCGCGCCCGATGGCCCTTGCGTCGGGCTCTGATCGGGAGCTTGTCCGGGCGCCATTGGAGGGATAGCTGGCGCGGGTGCCGGTGGCATCGGCGGAATCGTCTGGCCTGGTGCTGGCGGCATCGGAGGCGTGTACGCCGGAACGGGCGGCATCGGTTGGATGGGCGGCGCTGGCTCCATTGGAGCGACGTTGCTATACGTCGTCGTCATCATCGGTTCCCACGCCGCGCCAGCAGTCGGAACGATTCCTGTGGTCTGCGGTATCGCACCGCCAGCGCTCGCCTCCGCCTCAGACGTACTATTGGCTGATCCCGTGAATAATGCCGTCGCGGGTGCGGTGGGGCCAAAGCCGGGGTTAGTCTGCTTGCGCGGTTCCGAGCCGATCGGAGCCGAAGCGCTGAATGCGGCAGCGAATGGATTCTCCGGTTCGGCCGTGGCTGGCATCTCCCCGCTGAAGTTCAGCGGCTGCCATGTGGCGGCGTGTGACAGCGCATCGGAGAACGGGTTCCCGCTTACCTTCTTCTGTTGCTGCGTGGCGTTGTTCTGAGACTCCGGCGTCACTGAACCTGCGATGCCGTTACTGAAGTCGGAAGCCGTCGCCTCCGGTGGCCCACCGAACGGCGGTGACGGCATCTGCTGCGTGAATGCGCGCTGTGGGAGTGCCATGGTTTAAGCCATACTCCCGCCCATTGCAGCTTCGAATGGATTCTGCGGATCTCGATCGGCCGTGAGCGCGTCATTGTTGCCGCCGAAGATTTTCTTCACGGATGCCATGATTGCGGCATCGTCTACGCCGTTCGCCTGCATCTTCGATACGAAATCCATCGCTCCGCTGCCGTACGACTTGATGGCATTCCAGTCGATCCCGCTGCTCATCGACTGCTGCTGATTCGCAGGTGGAGGAGGCGTGTCGGTATTCGGGGCAGGGCCGCTGACAGGTCCAGTGCCTGCTCCGGTGTTATTGCCGCCGATTGATCCGACCTTCGTGAAGTCGATCGTTGGCACTTTGATGCCGCCCATGAACGACGGGTTGCCGAGGTCATTGTTCGGCATCGACCAGCTCGGGTTCAGGTCCGACGAGCCGCGCAGGAACTGCTCCCACCACTTGCTAAAGAAATCGTACTCGTCGCGAGTCTTTCCTTCTTTCCAGATGTCCTGTGGTGTCTGCGGTGCGTTGTAGAAGTTCGGCTTCTTCCCTTGGTCGTGCATCGACTTCAGGGCAATGATGGCGTTGAGGATGCCGGGGACGACGGAGGATTGCCACCACGGCGTACCGGCTGCCGCTGCCGCCGTTCCAGTAGTAGTTCCCAGCGCACCCGTGGTGCCAGTCGCGCCCGCGCCTAGCGATGCACCGGACTTGGACCCGGTGAGCCAGCCCGGTATAGCGCCGCCCCCGCCCCCACTGCCGGCACCAGCAGGTACGCTGCGCGTGGTGTGTGTCGCGGGGTCGTAGTAGTCCACGCGGTTAAAGTTCCATGGGTCGGCGCCGCGCTTGTTGTAATCCTCCATGAAATCGAACTGGGTGGCTACGTCTGTTCCGAAATCGGGCTGGTCACTCATCTCGCCACCCTCCCACTCACGTTGCCGTCGCCCACGGAGTTTCGCCCTTCTTCACTTGCAGCTTAGCATCCGCCTTGGAAATAGACCAGTTAGTAGCGCCGCCGAAACCAGCTCTGGAAACTTTGAGCGTGACGCTCGGCCCGAGCGTCGCCACCGGCAGCGGCACACGGTTCGAGCTGAGGCTAACCGTTGCCGGATATCCGGCCGGCGTTGTGTAATTCGCGCCGCGATCGAGCGAGTACGCGACGGAAATCGTTTGGCCGGATTGTGACGCGGTCGCCAGATGAAACACGCCTACTTCTTCGCTGGCCGCTTCGTACCGAGGCGCGAACAGTTCGACGGGCTTGAACGTCACATCGTTCGTGACAGTCAGCGCCGTAGCGGTATTGTCGATCGTGTCTTTCGCCGCTGACGTCTCATCAAACCGCGTTCCGCCGAACCCGCCGAATGAAATGAGCATCCGGCTGCTGACGTAGTCGTAGATCATCGAGCGGACTTGCGGCGATCCAGACACGTCGAGGTAGGTCCATGCGTCCGTTGGAATGTGGTAGATGTGAATCTTCCCCTTCTGCGCGTAAACCCACACCTCTTTGTTGGCGTGCTCCACGACCAACAGCGGCAGGTTGTAGGTGGATTGGTTCTCCACCCAGTTCGCGCCGCGCGCCATGATCTCCTCACGCATCGCCGCGCCGCCGATCTCCACGGGCTGCCAGTCGCTTCCCATGCGGTACACGCCGTACTCACCGATCCAGAAGATTTGATCGTTGTAGACGTCCAAGGCGCGGGGGCCGATGCAACCGACTTCCGTGTTTGCCGCCCGCTCCGGCAGGATCGGGTTATTGCGATCGGTCGTTCGCTTGAACACCCAAAAGCCGCGCCGCTTGTAGACCACAAGGCGTCCGCCAACAACCGTCGCGGCAGTGGGCAGGCCGGGCACCTCTGGCAGCTTGAACGTGTTCTGCGCACGAAAGCGTTTCGGCTGGCCGATCTCGCACCACACGATATCTTCCAGCGTGACAGTCGCCGCTGCCGTAGATTCTTTGTTGAAGAACGGCGGATAGAACTCGCCAGCCGTGAGCTGCTGGCCATAATTCAGCTTCGATGGATTCGTGTCGGCCAATCCGTCGCGGAATGAATAGTTGATCGGGTTCAACGTGATCGTGGCTACGGCGACATTGCCGAATTCGATACGCGTTCGGATGATGTAGTCGTTCGGTGTGGGCGGGAGATCGCCAGGAATGTAGTACGTCTGCCAGTCCGGAGAAGCGGTCGCGTTCACGAGGAACACATCGACGGCGCCGAGGACCGAGGATGCTTCGCAAACCCACGTGATGCCGTTGTCCGCGACGGTCGCCCGAAGCGTCGTCGGCCACACCGGCTCGCCGGCCCCAGTGGTACCGGCGTTTTGCGCGCGGTAGCGATAGCCGTTGGAGGTCGCTGGCGTACGAAGCGCGCCAGCCGACACCGCGTCAGCGGCGCCCCACGGCTGCGCGAGGTCCATCACTAGACGTAGCGGCATGTCGTACGTGGCCGACACGGCTTGCAGATCGCAGCGCCAGACGCGTTTCGCCGCCGTGGTCAGCGCCACGATCGTTTCGGCGTCGGCATAGGCGGTCGCGCCAGTAGTGGCCGTCGGAGTGAGTCGGCCAATTGTCGCGGAGCCCTGCGTAACCGTGTCTGCTGCGGCGCTGGCCAGAACCCAGCTACCGCCAGTCGCGACGTATGCCTTTGTGGTCCCGAGGATGTTTGTGATGGTCAGGCGCGGACACGTGATGAACAAGCGCTCAATGAAGGCCGTCACAGTTCGCGCATAGATCGTCGAGTTAAATGGCGTGGTCGAAACCGCGAGGCCATCGAACACGGTGGCCGCAGACGGGGTGCCGGCGCCGTCGTCATAGACGGCGTACACCTTGCCCATGAAGTTGGCGAAGTCCGTGAGGCGTCCGACTGGACTACCGGTGACGACGTCAGAGCCGTAGGCGATGCCGCTCGCCGCTTTGATGCGCAGGTTTTGCGACGCGTCGATCGCTAGCGTCTTTGCGGTCGTCGTCAAATCCTCCCAGCGCATGAAGTTGACGATGCTCATTACTCCGTCGTAGACGAACGGCGGACGACCATCAACGCGCAAGGGTCGCATCAGGTAATTGCGCAGCGAGCGGCAGTAGCCGTCCGGCATCATCGACGGATCGCCACTGCTCCACATCCCTTTTTCGAAGGGGAGCGGTGCTACCGCCGTGCGCTGGCCGACTGGCGTACCGGTGACAGCCGTCACTGAACGCCCGCCTTTACGGTGTACTGACCGACAGCTGACGCGTGGAAGCAGATGATCGTGCTGCTCCAAAGGCGACGATCGCTCGAATCCGCCCACCACGTCCCATTGACCCACGGCGTTACATCGAGGTCTGTCGGCGTTACGCCGAGATCATGCGGCGCCGCGACAACAGCCCCGATCGTCGGACAGTTTACCGTTGAGGGAGAACCCCACGACACCTTGCGGCGCGCGTTCTCTTCAAGCGCAGTGTTGATCTGCTCGATGGTGATGCCGTCAACGGCTGATTCAAGCTGCGCCATAACTAAGTCGGGAGCCCCGCGATGGTTGTGCGGATCATCGTGCGGCCCTGTTCGGTGGCCGAGACATTCATGTAGCGGGACAGTCGCCGCTCGACGCTCGCGCGCCGCAGCGGTGCTTCCTCCCACCCCATCTTTTCCATGGTGATCGCCGTCGCCAGCTCTACCACGAACGCGTGCAGCTTCGCGTCCATCTTGTACGTGCCGGTAGTGCTAATGTCGTCCTCTTTGCGCGTGCCTCGGATGACAACTTGGGTGAGGTAGTTTGTAGGAGAACTGTCAGGCGTAGGCCAAAGGTCGATGCGCGACCCGTTGCGACGGTAGCGCACAGGCCAGCCCGTGGTTGTTTTGGTGAACTGCCCGAAGAGGACCGGGTCCGCCTCGGGGAACATCGGGTATTCGGTCGTCGTGCCGGGCACGTACGCCGTCGTAAGCTTTGAGTACGATGCTGACTCGAACGTCAGCATCGTACTCGGGAGAACGAGGTAGCCTTGGCCGTCAACCGTGACGTCATACCAGCGCCAGTTTTGAAGGCGCGGCATCAGCGACAACAGCCCGCGATGTGAGGACACCATCAGCGTCATGAACTCGTCTTTCGCTTCGTTGATGTACTTCAGGACTGACGAGTAATGCGGATGCTGAGGTGGCAGGTTGTTGCAGTTACGGATGACGTCCGCCGTCATAACCGTGGCGCTAAGCCCGGTTTCCGCGGGCGAGGTGACGGCGGAATCTACCTCAGTCCATGCCATAACTGGCGATCCTTAGACGATCAGCGTCCAGCCGTTCGTGCCGGTGGCGGTTTTGAAGTAGAGATGCCCGCCTGATGTGTCGCGCGCCGTGGAGCCGACAGGATCATCCGTGGTCGGCGTGCCGCTGCAACAGTAATCCCTCACGCCAGATGGCCCCTGCGTGAAGCCGTAGAGCGACTCGACGCCCTTGTTGCTGCCAGCGGCGTGGACCTTCAGCAGCGCGTCAGCGTCGGCGTTTGTGACGATCAGCGGCGACGTATCGTAATACTCGTCGGACCCGTTGAGGTCCTGCCGAATCTTGACGACGCAGCCGTCCGACATGTTGCTATCGGTGTGGATGAATTGCATTTGGGTGAGAGTATTCACAGCGCCTCCAGTCGGATTGTGAGTGAGTATTGCGGGTTGCCGATCACGCCCGCCACGGTCGTGGCATACGTGATAGCCTGACCGGCTGCGCACATGATGGCGACACTGCCTTGCGCGAGCGTGCCAGCCACTATAGTGGCGAGGCTGATCGCGGACGTCGCGAGCGACTGCGCGACTCCATCATTCCATGCGAGCGTCATAAGCACGGTGCCAGCTGATCCAGCCGTAGTTGTGCCGACGTAATATGTGATGCGGTAGAGTCCAGCCGCTGGCGCCGTTGTGATTGTTGTCGTTCCGATGGACGCGGTTTGGCCAGAAAGGTCCACTTTGGCGCGCGGTTCGTATGCCATTAGAAGAGCCCCCACGTGCTGCTGGTGAGCCCGCTGATGTCGCGCGCTTGGTACTGAGCGGTTAGCGTCGCGGACGTCGCGCCGTCGATGGTGTCGGAGCCAGCTCGCGCGATTGTTACTGTGTTGCCCGAACCATCGAGCCGCTTAATGCGGAACGACAGGCCGATGGCGGTCGAGGCGGCGGGTAGGGTTAAGGTGACGTTGCCGGACGTGGCGTCGATCGTAACAATCTCGTCGGTGATCGCCAGGGTCGCGTTGGCCGTCAGCGCGCGTACTGGCGACTTGATCTTTTTGTTTGTCAGAGTAGCGGTGCTGGACGTCGATACGAGTTGCGTGCCAGTTGCGGGCGGGATGAGCGTATTCGCACCCACCGATAGGCCGCTGAGATCAAACGCCAGCGATACATTGCCGTCGCCATAGTTGGCGGCGATCTGCGGGCCGGTGGCTGAGCCGGTGAACTGATTCGCGACGCCGCTAATCGTCTGCTGAAAAGCGCCAGTTGTCGGGAGCACGACGCCGCCGACATCCGTGATCGTCACGACGGAATTCTGAAGTGTCTTACCAGTCGTGCCGTCGAAGCGCACAATGGCATTGTCGGTTGACGACGCCGCGCCAACCGCATTGCCGGTTCCGCCAGATGGACTGCCGCTAATACCTGCCATCTATCTCACCTCACCACGCGTACATCACGGTAACTTCGGAAGCGCCTGCCGAACTGTCAATGAACCGGAACTGTTCCAGCATCGCGCGTTGATTCTCGAACACCCAAAAGCCGGTTGGTAGAATGAGTCCCGCTGCGCCGGTCGGGTCGGTCCCGTCAGTGCGAAACCGGATCGGGTTAGTTGTTACGGCAATGAGCGCGTGCCGCGCTTCCGCTGGCATCGCCACTCCGCCGACTGGCGTAAGCGTGAGCATCTTGGCGGTAGTTGGGTTATAGAGCGCGTATCCGTTGCCGGTACGGTTGTTCTGCGGAAGATCGGCCGACCCGAGTCCGGAGTTGATGAACATCCCCCAGTCGGCGGAGAGGTTCAGATTAAATGCGCTGCTTCCCATTGTGACGCGCCCTCCCGTTAGTACATCTGCATCGTGGTCGTGTTCAGGTGCCCGACATGGATGCTACAGTCTACGCCGAACCGTGCGCCCGCTTCGATCTTCGCCCGCTTACAGAAACGCAAATCCTGCGTTCCGCCTACCGGCGTTTCGAACCACGGGTTAGCTTCTGTGTTCGGCAGCTTGCGAAAGATGTCCTTGCGCCACAACGCGCAACCCATGCCAATCCCATTCACTTCGATCGTCGCGCCTTTCTCAATCGCGTTGGCGACTGAGACGGGCGCGAAGTCGAACTTCTTACTGCGCTTCTTCGGCTGGCCCCACGCCTGTGGAATCGGCGGATCGGTTTTGACGAAGTAAAGTCCAGACACAGCGTCAAAGCCCCGGTGCCCCTTCGCGCACTCCCACCGGGCTAGCGCCTCTTTCGTTGTTCCCACTTCGGCGCCGCAGTCTGGACACTTGTAGATACCAGCAAAGAGCTTCAGGACGGCGTCCCACGGCGGGAGGTTGTCTTCCTCCGTCGTAAGGATGAACGGCGCGCGGTGCGCCGCCTCGCCGTACTCTTGCCCGAACGTTTCGATGAGCTGCTTACGATCGAGCACCATTGACACGAGCGTGTTGTATGCGGCGCCGACTTCCATCGATTCAGCTACCAGAGCGTTGGTCCGGAATTGATTCATCGGCCACTGCAAGGCGAACAGCGACACGAACACGCTGGTAGGGATCAGACCGCGTGATGGCATGACCCACACAACGCCCATGTCCCGATAGCCCTTGCGCTGTTCGTACGCGGCGATATTCTCACTGCCGAACGAAGTTGCTGCCTCGTTCTGCCGCTGTCCCGCAACTACACGCGTCATGATCGCCATTTAGCTATTCGGCTGAATGATGATCTTCGTACCGGGCGCGTCGAGCACGGCGTCAACCTGCTGATGGATGATTGCGCGGCCCTGCAACGAATCGACGTCCTGCGGTGCGAACTGGTCGAGGTCTGCGCCCTCGTAATTGACGATCCACGGCGTAGGCATTGTGATGCTCCTTCAGGGGTCCTGTTGGTTAAGCGTTAATTGATGGCCGCGAGGATGTCGCGGAACACATGCCCATTGAACTGCAAGGAGTATCGCCCGACTGTCGCGGTGTTCGGGTAGATCGATAGTTCAATCGCCGTTGACGTGATGACGGTGTGAAGGTTGGAGTATCCGGTTGGTAGCGTGACGACGTCCGTAGCGAGGAAGCGCTGACCGACCAACGTCAGCACGGTATCCGGAAACGCTGATGGTGGCGTGGTCGCGGGCGCGTCGCCGATTCTCTGCGTGAGTGGTGAGCTGGAGTAGACGGCGTGCCCGTTCGCGTCGTTGATCGCCGTGACAACGCCCGGCCGCGCCTCTTGTAGCGCGCGAACCGAGAACTGCGGCGGCTGATAGAGCGCACGCCATGCGGCAGACTTCACGGCTGCGACATCTCGCTCTTCGTTGGATTTCCATTCAGCCGTCAGTACGTCTTTGCACATCGGACAGCGCTCGGCGCCATCCTCTAAAACGATGTCACCCTCCGGCACCTCGAACGTGCAGGTTCCGCAGCGCTTCACGCGCGGCGCCGACAGAAGGCGGTACCGCTGCGCTCTAGCGTTGTAGAGCTCCGGCACAGACGCGCGCTTGAGGATGTAGTGCATGGCGTGTAAAACGCGGGGGCGGCTGCCCGCCCCCAACGTCGTGTTAGCTGGTCGGGTACCCCGCGATGCCTCTCCAGTCGCGGTGATACGACACGCCGCGCATGGTCATCTTGTACTTCACAGCGTTCGCGTCAAAATCGACGTGCTGATCGTACGCGGGCTTCTGGCGCCATCTCCACCACAGCGGGTTGCGCTTCTTGGAGATCAGCCACCAGCCCGTGTAGGACGCGCCGAGATACTTGCACGAGACCGGGGTGATGTCCTGATCCTTCAGGAGGTTTGTGTTCCAGTTGTGGGTATCGACCTGACGATCGGTTTTCAGCACCTCGCCCACGCGCGCCCAGTTCGTCGGCGCGTAGAGGAGGATGTAACCGCCCGTGTTCTCGATGAAGTCGCCCCGGTCGTCGAGCTGAGTATCCATCGCCGTGATGGCCGAGTAGATATTTGCCTGCGAAACCGAGGAGCCGGTGGTGACGTTGCCCTGCGACTGCGGCGGGTTCTTGAGCGTGGTGTGTGTGGTCAGGAGTGCGAGGCCGTCGCGACCGGCGTACGCGCCGGCCGTGGTGCCGTTGAGAATCTTGTTCGCGCAGGCCGTCTCGACGCGCACGGTTGCGGAGCGCTTCCAGCGCTTGACGACGTCCTGATACGTGCCCATCTTCGCGGCGGAAACGCCGTCCCACGGGCCGGAGTCCATGATGTCGTCGAGGTCTTCCTGTGCCATGCGGAAGCCGCGTCCGTAATTGACCGGCAGCACGCGCAGCTCGGGGCCGATGTCGTAGGTGTCGTAATCGATGTCTTCGAGTACCTGACGCTCAAGCGGCATGCCGAGGCCGCTGAGCTGAATGTCAACGAACTCGCCGCGCTTGAAGTTGCCCACGTTCATATACTTCGGATAGCAGGCTTCCTGCTCGGGTGTTTCTGCTTCCCACGCCTCGTCGATGAGGTCGCGGATGATCGGAATGAAATCTGCTTTTGACCAGTAAGTCATCTCGCCCTCCCATTACACCGCGATCGCCGCATCGAGCGGGATGGCGTAGACAACGACATTCACGTCACCATCAGCGACGGCAACGCCGTTGTCCCACTCGACTTCTTTGTCGATGGTGAAGCAGCCGCCCGCCGTCGTCTGGAGGACGACAACGCCGGCCGTGTTCATGGTGATGCCAGCGGTGACGCCGCGATGCGCGCTCCCCGTCCATGTGCCGGGCAGCGTCATCTTGATCGGCCGGCCCTGCTCGAACGCGTAGAACGCCGCCTTTGCGAGGCCGTTTGCTGTGAGGCTCTGGCCCGTGTTGCAGGCCATGCCGGCGAGCCCCGTGCTCTGCACGGTGCCGGTGACGCCCATGCGGATCGACCCGGCAGTGCGAATGAGAAATGCACCGATCGGCCACGTTGCGGCCGAGACTTCCGGAAGCGAGTTGACGATGGCGCCAACCTTCCGCCGCGCCGGTCGCGGGATCGTTGAAGTTTTTCCAGTGGTGGCCATGATTCCCTCCCCTTCGCGCCCTAGTACAGACTCGCGATCGGCCCCTGTGCGGTGGTGAACGTAGTAGGCGCCGTAATCGTCGTCGGCGTCCCGAACGTCTCGCCGGTCTTCTTGGACGCGCCGAACACACCGAGAATGTGCGAGTTGAATCGGTATGTCGTGCCGTTGACTTGAAGTCCGACGTAGTACGTTGCGGGACCCTTCGCCGCGTACGTCGCGGCAAGGTCGATCTTCTGGAATGCGTCAGTGCCGGTAGCCGTGGTGCCAGCAAGGGCAGTGTTCGCAACGACAACTCCCGAGGAGTTGAAGAGGATACCTACCAGCTTGTCAGTGCCCACTGCGGAGCCGTTGAAAAACGCAATACCGGTGATCGTCATATTCGCGGGGACGATGATCTCCGCGATGTATGTTTCCGTTGTTGCAGGCGTCGTGTCATTGCCGTCCGTCGTCTGCGTGGCGGTGATACCGCCCGTGTGCAGGCCGCGCGGCGCGACCGTAAATCCGCCAGCCGCCGCCACGCCGCCCGTTGGCGTGTATGCGCCGGTCGTCGCGAGCGTGGTCGTTGTCAGACCACCTGAAGCCGTGAGCGCCTTATCGATAGTGACGCCGTTGCTGGCGGTGAACTCGGTAATGGTGTCAACGGCGAATGGCGTAGTGCCGCCAGTGTTTTTCCCGAACGTCGTCGGCAGAGTAGCTGTCACCTGTGCGGTCATGGCCTACCCCCTCGCCGCTTTCTTGAGCGGTCGGCCGTGCTCATCGAGTGCGTTTTCACCGAGGAGCTTGATCATCGTCTGGTCCATGTCGTCAGCGCGCTTGCGACGAACCATCTCCGCCTGTTTCTTGTTCGCTTCACTGGCGAGCCAGATTTCGCGTGGCCGTGCCATGGCGCGCTGGCCCTTGTGCCAGGCGAAGCCTTCGGAGTCCCACTCCCAAAGGTCGGGATTCTTGAGCCACGGCCCGTCTTCGCCGCCGCCCTTGACCCACTCGTATTTCTCGGAACGGAGGTAGTCGCGGCGATCGGTGTCCTTCGGGTCGCACCACGCGAACTGATGCGCCTTGCCGGGATCGTGCTTTAGGTAGAGATCGGCGATGCCGTTCTCGTGGCCGATCGTGGTGCGCATGAAGTCCTGCCCGGATGCGAGACTTCCGCGACTCCAATCAGGAGGCAGGGCGAGTGAGCAGTCGCCGTAATTCGGCGCGGCGGTTTCGGTTGCGTTTGGTTTCTGGCGTGCCATGTTAGTGGTCCCCTTCTCTTTCAATTCGTGCGGCGCGGCGCGCCAGTAGTTTCGCGGGGTCATGCCCGAAGATTTCGGCCATGTGTTCGTAGTCTTTCTGGGTGCGCGAATCGACGGTTGCGGTTCGTGCGCGCGCTGGCGCAGCGGCGGGGGCGGGGCGACCGCTTCCCGGTGGCGCGACGATCGGCGCGGCTGTCTGTGCTGGTGCCGCTTGCGTGGCGACGGTGGGCGCCGCAGTGGCTGCTGCTGCCGCAACGGGTCCGCCGAAGAGTGTACGTGCCGCATGGATGATGTTCTCCGGCTTGTACAGGCCACCATTGGCGAAGTAGGGCTGCGCCGGGTTGTTGACGAGATGCAGGACTGCCGATGCTTTGACTTGATCGAGGTCGATACCCTGACCCTTCAGCGTGTTGTATGCGACGTCGAATGAGCGGTATGAGAGGTCGCGCTTCTTCTCGTTGTCTATGCGCCCGATGACGCGTTCCTCGGCTTCCTTCGCGATTTGGCGCGCCCGCTCATCATTCCTTTCGTCAATGAGTTTCATCGCGGCCGGCTGATCGGTCCACCACAGTTCGGCGATCTGAGCTTCGCGTGGATCGATCTGCGGCTCGGCGGCTGGCGGCTTGGCCTGCTGTTCCTGAAGGACGCGGCGCGTGGTCGTTTCAATCTCGGCCTTCTGGCGTTGCTCGAACAGTTGCTGTTCGAGGTTTGCCGCGCGTTCACTTTCCTGCTTTGCCTTCGCGCGCGTCTGATCGAGCAGGGCCAACGCATCCTTGCCTGTCTTCCCCCTCAGTTCCGGGTCATCCACTTCCAGCGTGAAGGTGTCCCACGTTGGCGCTGCGGCCGCGACATCTTCAAGGTCCGACTGCGGGATACCCTGAAGAAATTCGCCGAGGTTCGCGGAGGGGTCGATCGGTTTTCCTTCGCTGTCAAGAACTTGTCGTTTGCTCATCTTGTGTCTTTCTCATGACGCTCAACTGCGCGTCGATTTCTTTCAACATCATTCGGGCGCCGCGAGCGACGTGAACACTCGCGGTGAGGTCGGAAGCCTTGTCACTGAACGGCTCCTCCGACAGCTTGGCTGCTTTGTACTGGAGGTGCTGGAGGAGGCGTTGGAATGCTTGGTTGTCCTCCAGCTTGAGGAGCGACTCCAGCTCCACCGGGGCCAGCCTGTCCGGGAACAGCCGATCCGGATCCGGCAGTCTGCATCTGAGCATTCGCCCCTCCTTGGAGTGCCTGTGCGTGTTGCAGCTCGCGCTGCATTGCCTGCTGCGCCTCCAGTTGTTTGTTGCGCGCCGCCAGCAGGGCATCCACTTCCGGCGTCAGGTCGTACTGGCCAACGTCTGTGGTGACGTTGCCAAGGAGGTCCATCAGCGCTTTCTGGTCGCGGCGGATGATCTTCGCGAACGCATCGACGCCTTCCTTTGGCAGCGGCGTTTGCAGGTTCATGATCGCGCCGAGGATCTTGGCGACATACTCGCCGTCGTCCATCAGCGCTTTCTTCTGCGCCATGATGTTCTGCTGATCCTGCTCGCGGGCCAGCGCCTCATCGGAAGCGGTCAGCGCAATGCGGAAGTTGTCGAGCACATCGCCGACCGGGAAGCGGAATGGAATCTCCGTCTTCTTCTTCCCTTCCCATACCGGCAGCACTTCGCCGAGCGGCTGGAACTGACGACGCGTTTCCATGTCCAGTCGGAGGATGCGCGATAGCTTCATGGAAAGCCGGTGGAGGAACAGGTGCGGTTCCTGCCCGGCTTGTTCGATCGCCATGGCCATGGTGTTCGCTGGCGTGCGCCCGCCCGGATCGCCGGAGCTGTACTTGCTTTGCTTTGAGTCGAGCTGCGACATCGAGAGGATGAAGCGCAGCAGTTCGAGCATCGAGTCATGCTCTTCGCCCATCACCGCGATGCCCCAGTCTTTCATGAACTCGCCGGGCACGTGATCGCCAGCGCTAATGGTGGGATGGGACGTGAACCATGCGACCAGCTCCGAGTTGTCCGGATCGTGCCATAGCGCGACATTGTTCGCGATGAAGGCGTTCTTAATCTCGGCCTGCATCGTGTGCGTGAACACGTTCTGGTGATACCGCATGTTCTCGACAGTCGATCCGCCATCGTCGAACTGGTCAACCAATTCGTACGGTCGCTCCTGATGCTCGTACCCATTGATGAAGCAACTCATCAGCTTCCCGACGGTGCGGTGGAATGAGCCGATGCAGTTCAACTGCTTCACGCCACTCTCGCCGGTCAGCTTGTTCTTGAAGTTCGCCGTCCAGTAGAACCAGACTTCCCAGCGGTCGCAGACTTGCGTCGGCTTCTGCGCCTGCCCCTTCTTCTCGGTCGACGCGGCGAGGCGTTCGCGGTAAGGGTCATAGATGTCCACCGTGCTGCTGGCGAGGGACTTCACCTCGACGTCATCTTTGATCAGGAACAGTTTCTTGGCTGCGTACGCCTTCACGATGTCATCAGGGCGATTGTGCTTCTCGCGTTCTGCGAACCAATCGCAGGTTTGAATGTCGTCCTGGTCGATCGGTTTCATGCAGTTAAAGAACGGCACGAGGTAATGCCCGATGATGTCGCCACGCATGCGGGTAGATTCGTAACGTGCGTCCGTCGTAACGGTGCCGGCGTCCGCCATCGCCGCGAGCTTCGTGGTCTGATCCGGATTAACGGCAACCTTCCAGTAGCTCGGACATCCCTTCACGGCGTTACCGATCGCCTTCAAAAGCTTTGGCCCGATCTGTATCCGCTCGCGGGTGATGAATTCGTATCCCTGCCGGAGATTCTTCGCGATCTCTTCGGCTGTCGTCGGCTCGGTTGGAACCGGCGCAGCGGACATGCCGGGGATGCCACTCATTCCGATCGTCGCCTCACCGGGCACGTCATAGTTGGCGTTGAGGTACGCATCGAACGAGAAGATGGGACGGGGGCGCATGACCGAGTTGTAGGTCGATGCGATGACCTGATCCGCGGGGATACGCGCCAGCGGTGCTGGGTACATGGCCGGGCCGGAATCCTTGATCTGCGTGCGGATGGCTTTGTATGTCTCGATGTTCTCGACGGCGTTGAGCCAGAGCGGCGCGTGATCGTCGTACGCACGGGTCAACTCGTCGGCGAGGAACTCGTTCACGGCGTCCAGCTCGGCGCCTTCGAACATGACGCGCATGTGCCCATCGGCATCCTGCTCGACCTTTATCGAGTCCATCTCGGCGCCGAGGATCAGGTCGAAACGAGCCATGTCGCTCATGCGGCGGTTGGCACTCCGAGGTACGGATCGACAGCGCGACGCGCGGCGGATTGCGCGGCTACCGCGCCATCCTTCGCGCGCTTGCGTTGCTCCTTGGTGAGTACGCGCTTGTTGACGGCACGATGCATCGAGAGTGAATCGGCGATACCGTCCGTGTCACCGTCAAGGCCGCGGATGCCGCGAAGTTCCTGACGCGTTTGGGCGCCCGCCGCATCTGGCCGCAGGAGGAACTGATGCAGGAGGAGAGGTTCGAGAAGTCCGGCCCGCATGCGGGCGCCCTTACGTACGTTCTGAGCTTTCACCGGCACCATGCGGCGACGCAAGCGACGCAGGCGCGGATCGGTTTCCATGATGTTCTGGACAAGCGTGTCCTGCCATGCCGTTCCGTCGAACGCGATGACGCGGAAGTGATAGAACGCATCCATCTCTACGAGTGCGGATACCCATCCTTCGATGCCCGTACGGTCGGATTGCGTTTCAAGCTGGAAGGCCACAGCATCGGGATCGGTCGCGACGGCGGACACGGCCCAATTGTCGGGATCTTTCGTAACGTCGGCATCGTTGCGGCTCGCGAATGCCGGATCGACGAGGCCGACGCGATCCATGTCCGTCCACGGGTCGAACACGAGACGGTGCGCGTTCTCGCGCCAGTCGTCGAGCAGTTCACCGTTCACGTCGCGGATTACCCGGCCACTCTTCGGCAGAGGATTTCCCTCATCGTCCCGCTTGAATCGCGCCACGAGGTAACGGCCAATCTCGGCCATGCCTTTACGGGGATGCTGATAAGGGCCGAGCCACCAGTGATCCTGATCGTCAACGAGCGACGGCGGGAAGAGGCGTCCGCCACTAGCTTCAGGATTGAGAAGGTAGTTGCAGCGCCACGAATGCGCGCCGTCAACCTCCGACTCATCTGCGAGGACGTGACGCTGAAGCTTCGTGATGCCAGTGGCGTCATAGAGTTTGGGGAGTGTGGGCTTGCCGCGCTTCAGCAGGTTCTTGATCGTCGGGCCGTGGATTTCGATCGGCACGCGCGTTGTGAAGACAGTCTTTGCGCGCTCGCCATGCGTCAGCCACGCATCGTCGTCGTCCTCGGTGTGCTTCGTCCCGACGTCGATTCGCCAGACGGGCCGAGTGGGCATGAACATGCCGGACAGCCCGGAGAGCCAGCGGCGCACTCCGATCTCTTCCTGCGGGGAGGAGTTGCCTTCGTTTTCCAGATCGTCGGTGAAAAACGTGTCGTAGTGCGTCGCTTCCTCTTTTGACTTGTACCCGGCCGCGTTGATGGACTTCTGCGGATGGGAGATCGTGCGCCCGCCGATGTTGATGGCCTTGATGGTCAGATCGCGGACTTCGTTGCTCGGGACGCGATCGGGGAAGAGGTCGCGGTAGATGCCGCTGCGGATCGTGTTGCCGATCTGCTCGCAGAATGCCCACGCCTTCGGGTCAACAGCGTGCGTGATTTTGATGGTGCGGTTCGGGTCACGCGTGGCGATGAACGTGGCGCCGCTATGCGTGATTACCGAGGATTTGAACGTTGCGCGGGACCAGCGGTGATTCTGCCATGACAGCGCGTCTTCAAGTCGCATTCGACCAGACACGCCATGCCAGTCGCCGATGCGCTCGCGTAGACCTTGCCGAAACTGATCGAGCACGTACGAGTTGAATCCGTCCGCGTCGAGCACTTCGATGAGTCGGTCGAACCTTCCGCAGACCGAATACGAAAGCACCATGTGGTACTCGTCGATGAGGTCGCGGTGTCCGCAGATTTCGCGAGCGAAGAGGTAGGAGTCATCGAGCAGAGCCGCGCGCAGGTTCTCGGCCTGCGTCGTCGAAAGGGAGCGGCGCCGATCGCGCGAGGCGAGCGCGTCGGACGCGTCCCGTTGCTCAGTTAACCTTTTCTTGAGATTCAGACGCTCGCTCCTCGGATGGTGCGGTGAAGCCTTCGCGGAGTTTGTTGAGGCGGGAAAGTTCGGCGAGGATTTCGGTCAGGTTCTCGCCGTCCACGGTGTAGGTGTGCTCCACCTTACCGGTGTGCTGCTGGAGGATCGATTTGCGATCCAGAGCCTTGCCTTCGGTGCGGTCGAGACCTTCCTTGGCGGCGGTGAGCTGCGCCGTGGTGATGAATGGCTTGCGACCGCATTCGAGGCACGCGATATCGACAGTGTCGAGCGCAGCCGTCAGGCCCTTCTCGATGAGCTGATAGCTCATCTCGTTGATGTGTCGCTTCACGTCAACCGAGGCGATCTCGACGTCGAGCCGTTCGTGCATGGCGTCCTTCGTCCATGCGCGGATGGCGTCGATGCGGCTCGACTTCTGGCCTGAGCGCCGTTCTTGCACCTGCTCGGCGGTGAGCTTCACACGCTCGGCGACGGCATCGGCAGACAGGCCCAGCGCGTCGTAGATCGCGATCTGAATATCCACGTCATTCGCTGGCGGAACATTTGAAGCCATTGAGAGTTATGGTGCGGGTCGAGCGGCGGAAGTTCAAGGGCCGTAACGAGATACGTCGGCAATTGTCGGCAGATGCCGAAAAATGGCGGTAATTGTTGACATCGCCAACTCGACGGGTTAGTCTTCGTATCTAACGTGAACGGTGATCGTTGCCAGAACCCAGACGAGGCGTGTCGCCGCAAGGCGAACCGTTGGCATGCTCATCCCGAGTGCGGCGATATTCACATTTGCAATCCGTGCAAACTGCGGTTCGCACGACACGGCGACGGGAAGAAGGCTACTTCATGGGTGACGTATCGCAGGAAGGCGGCGCCGAAGTGAGCCGTGAATACGACATCACGCGGCTGATCGACCGGATCGGAGATCGGCGCCTAGAAACAGCGATCGATCGGGTGCAGAGATTCTTTGCCGAGCAGTTCGCCGCGCGAGTGGGCATGCCCGCTGCGTATCTTCAAGATCAGAATATTTGGCCGGTGCGCTGCCGATGCAAACGGGGGACGAGCAACCCGCATTGCGGCGCATTCTTTATGGCGGCTAGCTACACTGAGCGCGGAGACGACGGAGTATCGGTTTACCGGTCACTCAGGATTACGGACCCGCACGCGGACGACACGTTGGCGCCACTGTTTGATGCGGCGACTCTACATGAGATAGCGGAGTTGCCGTTGCGTCGCGAGGAGTTGAGCGGAGAGACGTCAAAAGGAGATCGCGTGGATAAAGCATGGTCGCAAGAACCTAAGTTGAACCCGATGCCAGGCCGAGTGATTGTCCGCATCGTTGACCGCATCAAGAAGATCCCCGGCACCGAAACGCTGGTGTCGAACGACTACCAGTATCAGCCGTACATCGGGTACGTGCTCGCAGTAGGCGATCCGCTGAACGAGACGCAGGAGAAGCTGTGCGCCGAGTTGATCAAGCGCTCAGAAGCTGGTGAGCGAGCGATCTTCACATGGGGCAGCGGTACGGCCTACGATTCTGAGCAGATGGAGAAGATGACCGCCCGTCGTGAGGATGGCAGCTATTACACGCCGTTCGCCTGGTTGGTGGCGGTCAGGACGTTCCGCATCGAAGACTTTGCGAATACGATAATTGGCGGCGACTCGCTCGGTGGGTGGGACCCGAAGAGCGCAGAGGTGGTTTCGAATGTGGAGTGATGATCCGGCGATGACGCAGGCAGCGATCCTCCATGAGCTGACGAAGATCCAGACGCTGGCGGATGACAGTGGCCTATTCATCGCGTCGCCAACTGATTACATCCTTCATTTCAGCAAAGCTCTGGAGGTCGAGGTAGAGGCGTTGTTCGGGCCAGAGCCGCCATGGAACGAGACGCCGAAAGCCGGCGACTTGCGACATCTACACATCATTCGCGTGATGGAGGTTTGCTGGCCCGTCGAGGCGCGCGTCTGGAGGCTCGATGGCATCGCGTGATGACGAAGTACTCGGCCTGATCCGCGACCTTGCCCGTTTGATGCGAGGAGTCCGAAAGTCCTCCCTTGACGGTAAGGAGTCGGACTGGCACTTGAAGGTGTGTGAGATCGAGGTCAAGGCTTCGGAGATGATCGGCGCTAGGCCGAAGATGGAGAACATGTGATGGATCTCGAATCAGCAGAAGTTTCCGAGGGCTGCTTTGCTGCGTTTTGGGTCTCTGTTCACGGTCTGGTGTTGATGATTATTGGCGTTATCGTGTGGGTAGTGGTGCACTTTATTTCGAAGTGGTGGTGATGGCGATCACTTCATGAAAGCCATCCTGACTCGCCTGACATGGGGACCGAAAGGAATCTCCGGCTACAACGAGAACGGCTTTCAGTTCCGACTGGAACAGCCGTGGATGATTGAGTTGATGAACCTGGCCATCGTTCAAGGGTTGGTGTCGATCGATCAGGAGAAGAAGAAACGGGAGACGTACAAAGGCGAGGCGAATGGGTCTACTCTCTAAAGCAGACGCGCTGGCTTTCGTCGCGGCGGTTCTCGATGATCTGTATTGGGATGAATTTTCCGGACGCAATGGCTGGCGTATTCAATGCTTCATGTCAGACGGCACGCCGAGCCTCGATGAAGTGTGGACGTTACCGCTCGCCGACATCGTCGGCGTTCAGGCAATGAGGCTCACCGCGCGGCGTGATGGCTATGGGTTCGCAATGATGACGAGGGTGCGTACGTGACCAAAAGAGAGGCCGACGCCGCAGCACTCGCATGGTTTGAGAAGTGCTTCGAAGAGCGGCACGAGTCGGAAATCGCCGATCTGCTGAATCGCGCAGCGGCCGGGGATTCGTGGATACTTGGCCAGCTTCACCTGCGAACGCTATCAGGGGACCATCTTGCGATGAAGGCGTATGCGGCAGTGGTCGGTCAGCCATGAAGCCACCTTTTCGCGAATCCATCCTTCAAGACTCCATCATGGAGTTCTTAGCCTACCGGACAGACGTGTCCCGGTTCTGGCGGCAGAACAACGGCATGATGCAGCGAGGTAGCCGGTTCATTCGGTTCGTTCGTGGAATGATGCGCGCGCCGGGACTCGGGAAGCGATGCTGTGAGCCGATCAAGCAGGGAGAAGAGGGCATCCCGGATATCGCTGGCGTTCTGTGCGACGGTCGAGCGTTCTTCGTGGAGTGCAAGGCACCGACGAAGAAGCCGAGTGACGCTCAGGCGCTCTTCTTGTCCGACGTGGCCAGAACTGGCGCGATAGCTATCGTGGCGTGGTCCATCGAGGACGTACGTCGCGCACTTGATGGTGTCTCGGGATAGGGTAGTGGGTCAATTTGATAGTTATTCAGGGATATCGTCCAACTCGAACAGCACTGTCAAGAAGCGGACAAACTCCCGTACTCGTTCCCGATCCGCATTCGTGATCCGATACGCGCGCTCGCCAAGGAGCGCGCCTACGGTCGTACCCAACGCGGTGGCGATCTCTGCGACCGTGCCAATCGATGGATTCACCGCCTCGCGCCGCTGCCTCCCGTCCCTCCTGCGCCGCCGTGGAACGTACCCCGGATCGGCTTCCAGAATGCGCGACATGGCCGGAGTGATCGGCACCTTCAAGTGCGGACGCGCGCGCTTGAGTTCTAGGCGGCGCTGATGGATCGCCTGTGCGAGCGCGCGGATGTCGAAGGGCTCTCTCATCATGATCCATTCAGCGGAACCGGATCGCCCGCGATGTCGAACAGCTCATCCGCGCTGACCCATCGACCGAGCAGGTACGAACAGCCGCGCGCCAGTAGCACCATCGTGATTCGTCTCGGGTCCATCACTCCGCGCCTCAGTCGCAAGAGGTGCTGCCGACTCACTCCGGCCGCTCGCGCGAGATGCGCTGGCTTGATGCCGTTCGCCGCTATGAACCGCTGGAGTCGCGTCACATCTACCAGTATACTGGTTGGCGCCGTAGCCGGTCATCGCGTCACTCTGTCGCCGGATGGTCGATCGGAGAGGTGCGAGGACGGCGCTACGGAAGCTCGGGACGCGGATTCGCGAGCTGAGGTTGGAGCGCAAGATGAGTCAGGAGGCGCTGGCGTTCGATGCTGGTATCGCCATCAACTCCGTCGCGACGATCGAGCGGGGAGAGGCCAATCCTTCGATCGCCGTGCTGGTCGCGATCTCGCGCGTGCTGAAGGTCAAGGTTCGCGACCTGGTAGAGGACATCTAAGGGTTGGGCGGAGCCCGGCGCCGCGCCATACCTATGGTAGAGTTGGCCTTATCGCCTCCAAAAATAAAACTGCGGCCGAATTGCGCGCGGAGAACCGGATTCTTCGGAAGGTCAAGACTTCCGAGGGTATCGTCTCTATTTTCAACAACTTAACGAGATGGGGCGGTGCGGTACTAATCGTTCGTTACGTATATTTGATGGTATTGGCACTTGCGGGCCACGCAACCTTCGCCGATATTGGGTTAAAGATTCTTGGCGATGTTAAGGTGAGCGAGACAGTTGCGTGGCTCTTCGGTAGTGGCAGCGTGGCATATGGTTGGCACCAGCGAAAACTTCGGAAAGACACTGTCGAGCGGCTGCAGGAACGAATCCAGAAGTTCGAACGTCAAATTGATGGCAAACGAACGTCTAGTCGTTTAACCGCCCGAGGCAATACGAGACCGGAGGATGAGCGATGAAACATGAAGTTGTGGTCGCGATAGCATCCCTTGTGTCAGTTCTCGGCGGGTGGGTGTTGTTGTTTTGGTTTTACCGGGACTACCGCATCGATAAATTCCGGCAGGATATGTTCGCCCTCCGGGACGACCTTTTCGATGATGCGGCGAGTGGACTCATGCCGTTCGATCACCCAGCGTATGGCCTGCTGAGGAGCACGATGAACGGGTTCATTCGCTTCGCGCACAAGCTCACACTTTTCGACATTCTTGTGCTAAGCACGATCGATCGCTTCAGTGGCGATGATGCGTCGCGCGAACAGCCGTTTTCGAATCGCTTGGACAGCTCCACCACAGATCTATCCGACGAACTCCGGAAGCGTCTAATTTCGTATCGTCGGCGAATGAATACGTTCCTTCTGATGCACCTCGTACTCAGCTCCCCGATCATAGTCCTGACCTTCGTCATGCCGCTGCTCGGGTGGCTCGCTGTACGTTTCTGCCTCGATCAGGTCATGATTGTGCTGCGGCGCCAGATTGACGCCATTGACTCGACTGCCTTTGCGGTCGGGCAATAACGGCGACGAATGTCATGGCGGAAAAGTCCCCGGCAGGCAAGTCTCCGCGCGACGTGAATCAGAACGCGAAGCGCATCTTTGACGAGATGATCGAGCGATCGGAACAACCGCCCAACCGTGGCAAACTGAAAGTCGCGCCGCGTCCGGCAAAGAAGAGCGGCGCGACGACGGAAAAGAAGTAGCGCGGGATGGCCGGGCTCACCCCGGCCGCCTGTTGTCATGCTTGCCACGGTCACCCCCTCACTCACTCTTCGAATCCTTCCAGCTGGAGCTGTTGTGGCCCCACCCGATACTTCGGTAGCGCCTTGTCCAGCATCTTCATGAAACCCTTCCAGTCACCATCAGACGCAACCCGCATGAGCGTCACGACCGAAGCAAGATGCTCGCGGAGGCGTGGATTGCCGGTGTCCCTTGTGAGGCGCTGAAAGAGCTTGTCTTTATGGCGCCCCTTTTCATCTCTCGGCGTTACCCGCTTCAACTCCTCTAGAACGCCGGGTGCCAGCCGTTGATAAATCACGTTGTTCGTCAGGACGCCCCAAATAACGCCGCGCTTTGTCGTACCCGGATCAAATTTCCAGCCTCGCAGTCGGCAGACCTCCCGGTAGTAGTCAATCGGAAACGTGCTTACCCACTTCTGCAACTCGGTCGTCACGAACTCTTCGAGGATTCGCGCTAGAGCGTCATGGGCCCGCCTCTCCTGATATCCGGTCGCCTCATCAACCAGAGCGGCGATCCCAACGTGCGCAAGTGCACGGATCATGAGATGGGCCTTTCGCGCGATGGCTTTCTGCCGCCTACCGAGGCGCCCGTGCTCCTCGGCATCCATCCAAACTTCGCATATTTTCGGAATGATGTCCGCCTTAATACCGTAAGCCAGATTCCCGTTCTGCGTGCGGTACTTCAGGACGATTGACTGCAGATCGCCTAAATGCTTGTCGATGAATGGCTTAAGCCTTTCGAAGGCGAGAAAAAGAGGTACTTCTGCAGTGGCTTCATCGACCGCCCGGTTTTTCGAAATCCAGCCGCTGTAGTACATCCCCATGCCCTTCATGAAGTCGTGCTGAGTGAGTACGCGGGTAACCTTGCCGTTAGTTTCTGTGAGCACGGCGCACGGGAAGGTCATGTCGCCGATCTTCAAGGTTCCGGA